AAACTGAATTTCTGTTATTTAAAAGAAAGTGGTAGAAAAACATATCTCAAGCTCTATGAAGAACGACTTAAAACCACGATCAAACATCGTCAGTTAGGACGAAGTGTATCTTATCAACGATTAGTCCGGCTCGAAGCATATAAATTAGTTAAACACTTACTAGGAGAAGAGACTTACTTAGGCTTCAGGGCTTGGTGGTAATACATGTATGCTGTAATTGTTTATGACGTTAATAAAAAACGCGTGGCGAGAATATTAAAGTATCTACGTCGTCACTTACATTGGATTCAGAACTCAGTCTTTGAGGGAGAAGTTACTCCGGCTCAAATGGTAGAGATTAAATCTGGGCTCAGACAAAGGTTAAAATTGACCGAAGATTCTGTTTATTTTTTTACAGTCAGAAGCCAACACTTACTAAGTAAAGAGACGTTAGGAAGACAAATAGCTGATAATAATATCTTTATATAACTCTAAGTCGTCGTTCAACGGGAGCTTTTACATTATTTGTAGATGACGAGAAAAAAAAGGGAAAATCGCACCTTAAAAAGTAAATATACTTGACATAAAATTAACTTAAATAGGCTGGCTTTTAATCGCACCAATCTGGAATTGAAATTAACACACCTTAGCCGCCACTCCAGGATTATCACTTAATGCTTTAATCCATACGTTTTGTGATTCCTGCACTCTTCCACCCTTCTTCTTCATTTCAATAAACAGAATTTTCCGGCGGTTAGTTACAATGATATAGTCAGGAACCCCACTGCTTAATCCCATCCGTCCATTTTTCTTTCTTGCTTTCTCGCTTGGGTTCTCGTTGGCAACATGGGTAAACTGTTTAATCTGTCTAAGTTCCATCAATTCTTTTAGGTATCCGACAAATCTAAAACAGATCTCTTCCTCTGAAACCAAAGTGTCAACAAGTTTCCGATATTCTTTTGCTGATATAACGTCCATTAATAGTCTCCACTCTTCATATATAATCCGCCATCTGATATATCACTGGTTTACATTGTCTCTGGTTAGCCTCAACTATGCCGGTTATTGCCCATACGGTAATTAAAATTATTCCAACCATCAGTAATATTATTTCAATGTATACGCTCTTAATCATAAAAATTGTGCCAAGTATCCGGTTTGGGTCGATATACTCAGCACGCCCTAATTATAAACTCTACTGTATTGTCTCCGATACAACTAATTCAGCTCTGCAATTAACATTACTGCAAACTACAGGATTGATATTAGTTATCATGTCATAATCTCCGGTAGTAAAGCTAACCTTCTTACACACCGAGCATTGATAGCGCCACTGACCCCCACCGAGATGGTATATTTTAGTTTCGCCTTTGACCCGTTCTTGATTAGCTAGCATTTCCCCCCGTAATAATAAAAACTAACTTGTCTATAATTCCATTCACTATTCTTTGAGTATGACAATAATTACAGCCACATTGATCGTGTCCTAATTTCCTAGCTGCTACACAATCAGGATGCATACTAGGATCAATTCGCTCTTTCTCTATTTTCATTAAAATGGTCGATGTGTCTAACATCCGTCCAGTTTGTGAATCTCTTAACCAAGGCATACATTCCTTAAATAAACTGTTCTAAATATTTAATAGGGTCGTCTTGTACAACCATTTGTTGAAGGTGGTATTGCCACTCAAAAATTGGTGGCATCCACTTAGGATTAAAACTAAAAGTTAAATCGTTAGTACCTTCTCTTACAGACAAATAAGCCTTATCTTTTATTACCCTTTTTTGTTTTTTAGGAGTATTTTTATTGTGCCAAACAGTTATTAGCGGAAATTTAATTGGGTCTACACCCCAAAAAGCCTTAGCAAAACCTTGGTCAAAAATTATCAAATAATATAAGTCCTTAGCTGTTGGTGCACATATACCCCACTTCTCAAGTAATAATTCTGATTTCCAGCCATTTTTCTTAGCTTTCTCAATTGCTTTTTTTAATATCTCTTGCTCGTCCATATTACCTCACCACCAAATACCCGATAGCGGACATTGCCAGTACCGTTATCATAGTTGATAAATAAAGACTAACTAAAAAAGTTAATACTTTCCTAACTTTTTTTCTTTTTGCCTTGGTCATTTAAATCCTCCGTCCTGTACTCGAAGTCTTGCGAAGTCGAGTACAGGCGCAAGACTTAATGCGGTTCTCCATTCATTAAGGCGTTAAAAGCCTCTACATCTTCTGGTGTTGCTGTATCCTCATCAACTACTTTAACTTCTGCAATATTCTTCTTGTCGTATTTACTAGCAATTTGATAAAGTTCATCAAATTTACTAGCATCAGTAACAAAGTCTTTAACTCTTAAAACTGGAACATACCAAGTTTGTACTTGCCCGTTTTTTGTTCGAGTTCTTTTTGCATTTTCAAAATGTACTAAGAACCCAAACATTGGTTTTTTACTTGACTTTGATATCGAAAATAAACTAGATAAAGCATAGTAAGCTGTCTTTTTAAACTTCATACTAAACAAACTCATGTCTTCATCCATTACCGCTATAACACGGTAAGCGGGTATTAAAGGTTCACCCTGTTCATTTCTTTGGAATACTTCCCCCTTATGATTCTTATCTACCATCTGAATCTTATTAGCCCAAACGATATAAGCATCAAATTGGTCATAAATCTTATTACCTGAATGATAGTATTGCCCGAATAAAGGATGTTTACCTTCTTTATCTTGCATGTCATTTTGTTGAGTAGCTGAATTAACCATACATACATAAGGCGGTAAAATATCGGTCTGGTCTACCCCCTTCATACCCATGTTACTTATCTCAGCTAGCATACCAGGATCAGCAATAGTCAATGCGCCATTACTTACAGTTATTAATTCTTTCTTTTGTTCTGTCACTTCCTTTACCTCATCATCAATTTTAATTTGTTCTTGTTGAACCACTACTTTGTTTGCTTTTAACTTCTTACCCATCTCTTCCCATTTTTTACTTCCTGTCATATTATTTTCACCTTCTTTCAAATCTACTTAATTTCTAATGTAATAGGTTATTCTTCTCTTACTACAGGAGCAGGAGATTGATTAACCACACTAACCACAACTGGTTCAGAAACTACCGCTGCCGGTTGAGGTGCGAGAACTTCTTGTTTAGGTTCTTCTTTGAAAAGATCAGGTAAAGCGAATTTAACAATTTCCTTTAAACAACTGTCACATAAATCACCTTTTAAAAATCCGTCCCCGTCAACACCTTTCCAATCATCACCAATAAAATTACAATTATCTTTATCTGAAGAGGTTATCCTTAAACAACCCAACTCACTTTCTTCTACAAATTCTTTTTTACACCTATCACAAGCATACTTAACCATAACTCCTCCTAAATAATATCTCTCTCTTTTAAATACTTATATAAATTACCTAGTGCATCAGCCCGACTCTCTCCAATACCGTTAACTTTTCTACCTCTATATTCACACTCCGCTGTATAGGTATAGTGTTCTTTCTCGATTAATAAAGACATAATTTGCTCGTGTCTATCTATTTCGTTAAATAACTCACCGGCCCGATATGCTTTTACTAATCCTATGTGTTCTTCATTTAAAGCTTCCGCTTCTTTAGCCGTTAATAGCTCAACCCTTGGGTTATCACCATTAAACCTGTACCACTTCTTATCCCCTTCCTGACTTAACCCTAAATCTTTAAGCTCTACTGATAGTTCGTAACTTGTGTACTCCATTATTTAATCCTGGGCTAAAATGCTATTACTAACTCCTAAGACATTGGGTACCCAATTAGGGTTACACTCAAAACTAGGGCAATACTTTTGTTGAACGGCTCTGATTTCATTCTTCTTGTAGTTTTCACCAAGCAACTTACTCGTAAACTTAATTCCTTCCTCATAAGATCCAAAATAGACAAACTTCCTTCCACCTATACCCCAACAATTAAAAGAATCTGGCTTAGTGTTAATACAATAATTAGACTCAGCAGCGGATATTGATACTAACTTAGTCCAGCCGATATCATACTTGTCTGCTTCATCTACTATTAATTGAGCATATGAAGCTAAAGGTGAATCCTTATCTTGTAAAAATCCCTCTAACTTAATTACCCTGTCGTCTCTACTGTCTACTTCCTTTGCCATGACTGGCACTGATTCTCTTGCTCTCTCTACTTGCCTTTCAACTATGGCTACTGTATTTACTGTAGCTCTTTTACCGAGTCCAAACATGGTTAACCCAAATACTGCCAAAAATACTAAATCTTTTCCTTTTAATCCTGTCCTTTTTCTCTTCTCTAGTCTTGCCTTAAGTTGTCTGTTTTGATACGTCATACGTAGGGGAAAGTGAAATGTAGCCTTAGCATTAAATTAATGATGAGCAGTATTATAGTAAACTAGCTAGCGCTTGCTTGTCAATAGGAGTTTATATCTGAAGATGCTTGAGCTATTTTAGCTTGCTTCAATTGACCGCTTTTAATGCCAGCTTTAACAAAATGCTCCCTGCCTTTAGTTTCTAGGTTTTTTAGTCCGCCCTTTCTACCAATTTCTTTAAAGAACTCTTGACCGTGTTTTTTAGCAGTTGATAAACCACCCCGACGGCCAGCCTCTCTCACACTCATTTCTTTAATTGATTTGTCGTTCATGTCTGTCCTCTCTATATGCTTTATATTTAATTTCATTCAAACCTTCTGTAATGCGTTTTAAAGATTGTTCTGTTAGTTGCCCATTAAGTAACATCACCTGACTCATAAAAACCTTCTGTGCTTCCCTAACGCCTTCTACTACCCCGTTGTAATGAATGTTGGTACATGTAGCTGGCCGGTAAAGCCTAAACTCATGTATTAGTGTACCACCCCAATCCACACGCAATCTGATGTAGTCATAAGCATAGCTATTGGTTGATTCAGTACAAAGATGAGTAGCTACCTGAAACTTATATACTTTTAAGAAAAATCCGAGTAGTGGATAGCCGTTTCTAAATAGCCTCATATTATTTCACCACTACAAATCCTTGTATAAACTGCCTGAATAGTTTTACCAATAACCCCTCTCTATTTTCCCTCTGTATTCTCTCGATCTCTAAATTAAGTTGTCGGATTTTAGATATGCTTTTAGGTGTGCTTTTCATTCTTTGTTTATAGATAATAAGTAATAATGTAATATTACCTCAGCTATACCATTACGATCAAGGGCTTGATTGTCTACCATCTCAACTAAGTCTAGCGCTTCTATTCCCATCTGTATCACAATCAACCAGGCCATTTCCTCTATCCATTCCTCCCATTCCTGATCCGTTAATACTTCAAAACCGACCTTATCCAAATGTTAGTCCTCCGGTTTGCTTCGTTCTTTTAGTTTACGAAGTGACTTAGCGGCTTCTATAAAATCTAGATAGTTTGCTCCATCTGCTTCAACAGTAACCCCGTCGGGTATTGTTAATTTACCTTCAGATGTATACATATTCCAAAAAACTACCTCATCCAGTTTTCCCCACCAGGTATATTTTCCATTATCAAATAATCGCCATTTTAAATATTCAATAATTTTTTTAATCTTAAGCGTGATTCCTCGTGGGTTTTTTGAATACCATGTCCTAACTTTAGATCCACTCGGCCAAGATTCATTAGCAAGTATTTTGGCGTACTTTTTATCAAATTTTTCAAATACCTTTTTTAGTTGTTCTAAATCATTTTTATCTGTCATATTCCCCCGTATTACACCTCTACAATATCCTTGATAATGTGGTCAACCAACTTAGTGATTTTTAACGGTATATTATTTCTTTCTGATACTGCACTATCACCCTGAGTAAGACGCTCTAACATTTCTTGGCACTCTTCGTCTGTTTCTACGCCGCGTCCAAAAACAAGGTTTTCAGTTCCGCGCCTGTTGTTCATCCAATCAATAATGGTGTACAGCACTGTTTTTTGTGCATTAAACGGCTTGGTACAAATAGCAAAAGCAATATTTGATGCCCTAACGGTATAAGCTTGTTTTTCCTCTGTAAACTTGACTTTACTACCTACTCTTAATTTAGTTGTTTCGTGCCATACTCCAGCTATCTGTCTCACTTTCCCTCCATAATCTCATTTGTGAATTCTTCCCAGCTCTTCTCTGGCTTATCTTCCTTTTCCAGAGCTTCCAAGGTTTTACCGTATTGCTTAATGGTTTGGTTGACTCCTGCTTGGAGTTGTTGTTCAGTCATTGATAATCTCATCGGCTAATTTACCAACCCTATCCCATGACACAGCTTCACAAAATAAATCTGCTGAATCGGTATGAGGTAGATTCTTGAATTTCTTTGCCGTCTCTTTCCTAGCTTTGGTGAGTTCGGAAGAGATAAAAGCCTTAAGTGTAAGCATTAAATGATGTTCTGGACAGTGAAAGTCATAGCAAGTCTTTTCTAAAGCTTCATACAATCCTTTTTCTACCTCTTCCGGTAATGGTTTAGGATCACATGGTAATCCACACTCACTACATTCCCATGAGTTAGTACCTTCATCACCGGCATGAACCTTGATAGGGGCATTACAACAGTTTGATAATGGTTTAGGTTTGGTCATATTCTCCTTTACAATGCTCTCTCATTTCTGTAGCTCCATCGTTATAACCTTCTTCCCTTCCTCCCTCCCAAGCAGTTTGAAGGGCGGATCTAAAATCTATCCACAAACTACTTTCAATCTCTAGTTCACCTTCTCCGGTAGCGGTGATGTTAGAATTTACTAGGCTTTGAATTCTCTCTATCGCTTCATTAATGTGTTTTTCCATGGGTTCCTTTCTTTGATTGATTTCATCTATCTTGCAAAATGGACATGAGTCAATGCTGCCTCCGCCAGAAGTTAAATGTGTTGTGCATCTCCAGGTCATATTCATTCCTTATTTGTTAATTGGTGGATCAATCTTATCTGGTTTTAACATCATTGATCTCTGTACTTTTTCTCTGTATCTGGCGTAAATTTCTAACTGTTTGTCTGAGAATGTATCTACTAGTTCTGCTTGTAAAATGTTCACTTCCTCAACCGCTTTTAAGTAACCAGTAAACCCTTCCATTTCTCTTATGGTTGGTATGTGTGGTATAGGCTTCTGCTCTTTATGTCTGCCAAACATCCAAGGAAACATTAATGCTGGTACGATCATCTCACCACCTCCTCTATTCTCTGATTTACAACCTTTATCGGCTAGCTTCTTGCAAAGTGATAGGGAGAAATATTGTGGGGTCATTTTGAGTCCTCATTTTGCAACGCAATAAGTCTATCAACTACGTCTTGTGGCGTATGTCCATCCCATTCATTAGCTTTTTCTCTTTCCTCGCACTTGAACAAATCCCAATCTTTCAACTCGTAATGATTGCTTATTTGTCCGGTGGGTAATTCGGCCATTACAATAAACCAACCACCACCAAAACACTCTTGGCCGTCATGATGTCGTTTGCTTTTGTGTATTGAGTATTTATTCTCTTTTGCCCACTCGTTAAACAAAGCGGCATTGTACACTTTTCTAAACTCGTAAAGTTCATCAAAAGTGTGGTAGCCATCACTTAAATCACCTGTTTCTCTAACCAATAGATACTCTGGAATATCTAACCAGTCTTTAACTTTATCCTCACCTATTCTTCTACCAATAGTTCCGCAAAGTTGATCTTTGAAAACATTTTTGTGAATTTGTAAGCTCATTTTGTCTCCCTCCTTTTGATTGAATTGATTAATTTCCACTCCCAACCCGTAGGGGTTGAGGCTAGAAACTAGCTGGTAATTCCTTTAACAATCGCCATGATTGATTTCTCCAAATCGGTTTTGCCGATATTTACGAGTCTTGCCCTTTCGCTTCTCTCATCTGCCGGAACTATCTTTTCTACCAAGTCCCAAAGTTCCTGAGCTTTAACCTTAACCGCTTGCATGTTACTTTTTTGCTCTTCGGATAAAGTTGCAAAAGTTTGTCTAAATACGTCTGCCATTTTTACTCACCTCTTCCCTTTATTTTCTATAAATTCATATTGCGTACTTCTACCTGCTAACCTCATGCGTTTTTTGTGAGCCTGTGGATTACATATCTGCTCAACTCTAGCAATGGAAATATCAAACTGTTTGGCAATGTAAGCGTAGGTACATTTTTGCTTAAATCTCAGCTCGATAATTAGTTTATTACGTTCGCTCATATTTTTAACTTAAAAAAACGATCATCCACATTGTTTAATTGGTAATTAATCAAATACTTGGTTCGATGATGCAACTCTCTGGTCTAGTTCCTGAGTCGAACAGGAAAAGGGTTATGAATTTAAAGGCCTCCCGCTTTACCGTTAAGCTAACTGGGCCGTACGAAAGATTTACGCATCACCGAATAAAATATTTGATTGTTACTTGGGTTTAACCTCCTCAATTGTTGAGTTTTCATTAAGCAAAACATAACTATTACCTGGGCTTAAAAGTACCCAATTCTGACCACTTCTAATAGCAGATACCTCGCTGATATGAGTTTCTGTTGACTTGTGTACGTGGTCTGGATCGTATAATTCTATTTTGTATTTCATTCTCTTCCCCTTTCTGGTGGAGGGCTAAATTACTTTATATATCCTTTTTCTTTTAATTTCTCAACAAGGTGAAAGGCATACTGTAAACCCATTCCAATGTTTAAACCGATAAGTATAAAAAATAAGTCACGCTCTGTCATTCTCCTCCTTATTCCCTGGGTAGGGTGGTTAAATAAATTGTGGTTCTTATTTTCTCACATCCGTAACAAACCTGAGTTAGCGCATCATGGAAAGTGCTATAAATTGCTTGTTGAATGTGCCTTCCCTCGCAATCTTGGATATGCTTTCTTACCTCTTCCATTGTTTTTATATGTTCATACTCAAAATTCATTTAATTTCCTCAAGATTTTTAATCCGATTAACCATAAATTTGTCAATCTTTATAATTAGAGCCGCATCAGCCGCCGCACGAGCCGCCGCATAAGCCGCCGCATAAGCCGCACCAGCCGCCGCACGAGCCGCATCAGCCGCCGCACGAGCCGCATAAGCCGCCGCATAAGCCGCACCAGCCGCCGCACGAGCCGCATCAGCCGCCGCACGAGCCGCATCAGCCGCACGAGCCGCACGAGCCGCCGCACCAGCCGCCGCACGAGCCGCATCAGCCGCCGCCATATTTTTCTTATTAGGATTCTTTACATATTCAATTGCTGCTTCAATTGCTTTTCTGGGTCGATCATCATTGGGGTATTTTTTCTCATATATATCTATAACCAACTGGGCTGCATAGATAGCTAATTCAACCGAATCTTTTTTCTGCCATTTCCAAGCCTTAACAATTCTCATGTCAGACCATACAGATTTATCATTATCATCTAAATGTTCACCTTTAACTTCAACCTTAGCTAATATTTCACCCTGGACATAACCAAAAGCCTCATACACCTTGTCTGAACAATGAAACCCGTTGCGGCATAAATCCAATTCACCATCTTCTTTTTTCCACTCGCCAAGTTTCCAAGTACAATCACCATTGGCTGATTTTATTTTTTTACCATCTAATTTTAGAAATTTATATTTAGTTTTCATTTTCCCTCAATATTAATTAATGGTTTCATCTCTTAATTCGGATTTAGTAACTTATGCCCCATCATCTTCATATCTTCAAACTCAGTCCAAGTAATCTCAACCAGAGACAAATCAATTATATGATGTATCATGCCTTTAATAAACTTCTTAGCCTCTGCCCGAGTCTTTGCAATCAATAGCCCTCTGCCTATGTGTTTATGGTCGTTATATTTGTGTTCTACTTCCCAGAAGAAATACATAAGACCTCCTATAAATAACTAACTTCAAATGATTCACTGGTAGTTTTCTTAGGTAAGTCATAGTGTCCACAATCCGCCCGTTTAACTTGATTACACTCCATACAAACCTCAGCATAGTTACCGCAAGCTTTACAAGTTCCTTGCCGTGTTCCGGAATCTTTGCAATCACATCTGACTAAGTTGTTTTGAAGGATAATCATAAAACCTCGATATTATTTTAACTTAGTTTAATTATACAACCAAGCCCTTGGTTGTCAACGCTCATCTAATACACACAAAAAAGCACCCGACTTACGCCGAGTGCTTATACCTTAACGATCCCCAATCACATTATAAGCCTATTCACCATTCTTCACCACCGAACATACAAAAAACCTCCCCTTAAAGCTTCTGCTATCCGGATTGAATGGAAGCGGAAACAGGGAGGTTTTTTGTCGATCTCAACCTACAAGTAGAATTTAATCTTACTTCTTTTTTTTGTTTCTATCAAGTTAATAGTAGAGTTTCACGTGCTGTTGTTGAGTACACCCCTTGGAGTTCGAGAGGGCACGACAAATTAAAGACTATTGATTACGATTGGCCAATAGCTTTTAATCTATTCGATTCTTGACGTTTTTTATGACGATTTCTCCCGTCAACGCTGCATTGATCCATTTGCAAGGTTTCCTGCGTGTTATAATATTGCACGCGAGTTTCTACGTTTCACTTGCAGGTGAGGGGACTGGATCAACAATCCGTTTCCTCACCTTTTTTTATTCCCTCAGAGTTCTCCAGAATGCTGTCTGGAGTGCATCAGGCTTTCGTAATTGGCATATTAAGCCAATTGCTGATTGGGTAGGACTCGAACCTATAACATCCGCCTTAACAGGGCGGCGCTCTACCATTGAGCTACCAATCAATATCTTTAACATCAAATCGCGGGGTAGGGGAGTAAGGTTTTTAGTTTATGTAAGAAGATCAAGAAAAAAATGTATATCAATTTCATGACCTGGTAACTAGCTTGGAGCCTACCAATTTAGTTTTGAGCGTGTAGTCGAAGTTAATAGATAGGCTAAGTCTATACTGACGCTTTAAAAGCGCATCTGTGCCACAGATTACATTGACTCATTAATTCAACAATCTATCCATTCCCTCACTAGGCTCCTACCCCTCGATTTAATGTTAAAGAACGTGTTCACCCTTACCGCTAGAAAAACGGATAACTAGCGGGATACTTACTTAAGGTATCAATTGCCCAAGCGCCGGATGTTCCTGCCTAGGTTCATCCAGCGGTAAAGGTGAACACTGCTGCTCTGCTATCTCTAAATATTCTAAATACTTATTTTTCCAGGCTGTGTAGCTAAACTTTCTTTGACCATTCTTAAAATAATAACCTTCAAGAAGATGTTTTTGGAAGTAGTGGTTGGTTTGTTCACAGGCAAGTGAATAAGGATCCATATTACAAAGCTTTTTCTAACTTAATAATTCTACTTTTGATCTGATCTAGGATTTGGGGAAGGTAAAGATTACCGTTATACAAACTCTTTAGAAAGTTAATTTCTTCTATTCTTGACTTAAATATTGCGTCACTAAACATTGAATACTTAGTAGCCATAGCATTGGCAAGTTTTGATTCTTGCCTGTGTTTTAAGTTAAACGTAGATTGCACAAAAAAATCCTTTCATTGAGCTGAGCAAGGTTGGTCAGACCTTTGAGCAAGTCTCCTTGCTCGCCTCAATAAAAGGATTTGTCTGACACATATTATAGCTTGCTCACCTATAAGTCAAGCACAACCATTTTATTCTGTCAATAGGTAAGTGTATAATGAATGGATGAGTATGGATTACAAAAACCTTCACACCAATAAAAAAAACAATTCTGAGGATGATTTGATTATGCTTAAATTGTTGTTTATTTTCTATTTGTTTGTAATGGCTATGGGGATGTTACTGCCAATCTTTAGGCTTGCATGGCAACTAATCACTGGTATACTTGGCGGGATCTTTAGATAGAAGAGGGGAGGGGAAGTAAAACAAGCAACCCACCCTTACCTAGATTTATCTGTTATGTCGCACACTCATAGGTGTGCGACACAAAACAGACATTAAAATATACCACCCAGACGCAATAATATTCCCAGATCGTAGACAATTAATACTCTTCAAAAATAGCCGTCTTTGGCGGAGTAAATAACCCGAAAGTTTAACCTTAAATAATTTAATTCTACCAATTACCAGATAGAAATGAATTGACTGATGACAGACTTCACAAATAACAAATACATCACGGTTTAACTTTTCAGCGCCCATATGGTCGTAATTGTCGTGGTGTAAAATCAATTTTCTGATAAAACCTAATAAATAGTGTCCGCTTCCACAAATCCAACATTTAGCATGAATGTTATGAGTAATATGAATACTCACCAACCGTTTCCAATGCGGAGAGTCTTTATAGTCATCATACGAGTCATATCCCAAATCCCAAATATTCATTTCACGCCAGGCCACTTCACGTCAATATGATATAATATTTACTATTGGTAGTAGTTCTGCTAACCAATACAGTCCGTAGGTTTAACCTACCCACTATAAAAAGCCAGTAATTTTCTCGAGTGCCTGGCTTTTTTTAGTTCTTAATTTCCGGTTTAACTTCTTCTTTTATGTCTGGTGGAATTGTGTTAGTTATCTTTTCATTAACTAAATCCCTTAAAGAAGAATTCTTAAAATACAACTTAAAAACAACTTGACTTTCAGCAAAGATAATCCCAAACCATTTAAACAAATCAGCCAAAAATATAAATACTCCACTATCAAGATTGACAATCAATTCTTTCCAGTGAAGCAATACCGCTGCTAGTAAACATAAAATCATTGAAGCATAAACCCGTTCTTTCTCATCATGCACATCTTTTGCTAGTAACTCTACTACCATAGGCATCATAAAACCTACTAGAGAAGTAGCGTTATTAACAACAAAATTAGCAATGATAAGTAATAGACTTAATGCGTCATTCATATTAGTTACTAGCTGAAGGTGTAGCCTCTTTAGAAGCCTTTTTAGCCTTAGGAGTGGCTGATGGTTCCGGTGAAGGAGTTACCTCTGGTTTAGTTTGGTTGTAAGCGTAAGTAGTTCTGAAATCATCAACGCTCTTTTGAACTTGGCCTACCCTATGCCAAACGGCAAAAGTACCAAGAAGGATGGGAGCTACAATCACGCCAACCAACACAAATACTACCAATGGAATCCCAAATAATTTGCCTTGCATATTATTCACCTCCCCACAATAAAAGTACCGATTAAAGTCGTTAAAGACACACTAGCAATAAAAATAGAAGTTAACCCAAGCGTTTTAGTTAACCAAGTAAGCCCATGCTCTTCTGCTTCTTTCTTAATCTCTTTCTTAACTTCCACAACCTGAGCATCAGTTATCTTTGCTTCTTTTTGGGTTTGTTTTAACAGTTTATCCGCTTTATTCCGCCACTCTCTGATAGTGTCAACTACACTAAATAACTCCATCATTCCTTTGGCAGGATTAACATGAGCCTCTTTTACTACTGTATCCCATTTAAGCTTTAACTCTTTTAATTCTTTGACTGCATCAATGCCCATTTCAATTGCTGTTGAGTCTTCCTCATTTTTCTTTTTAAGCTCGTCGGCCAGAATTGCATTAGAAGTAGTTGTTTGTTGAATCTCTTTCTGTAAACCTGTAACAATTTCATCTTTTTCTCCTAAAGCCTTAGTTATGTCCTCTACTTTGTTATACCCCAAGGCAGAAAAAGCCGTTACAATCGATTTTAGCTCGTCTCTCTCGAGAGTAACAACCTTTAAATTGGCTAATGCTTCGTCTCTTTCCTTCCAAAACTTCTCACGGTCAACCATTACCCCATCGTATTCTTCTTTAGTGTAAAGCTTAGCTGTTTCCGGTGCTTTAATACCTTCTTCTTTAACTGTTTGCAAATTAAGTAAACCGGCAAAGTTAATATAGCCGCCAAATCCATTAGTCCGTTCACGAGGAATCGGATAAACGCCCATATGTAAATGTGGGCCGGTAGAATAACCAGTATTATCAGAAGTTCCGATCCTATCCCCTTCTTTAACTGGGGCTCCAATTTGAACACTAATTAATTCCAAGTGAGCTAACACTACTCCAAACTGATCGTTCTCGATTTTAATATAATTTCCATAACCTTCTTTATCTAAAGCAGATTCTTTAACTATTCCTGAAATGGGAGCGAGAATAGGGGTACCGGTTGGAGTCTTAAAATCAATCCCATTATGCCCTTTCATTGGTTGACTAGTTCCATCAGGCATAACTATTAAAAATTGCTTATAAACTTCAGGATGTTCACCAAACCACTGACTTACCGCATAATCACCTTCAAATGGTTTTCTCATATATACTCCTTGTTACTCATCATATAACTTTTATTGATCAGTTAGCAACTGGGGAGCCAAGCTGTTGCAATAAATGGTTATTGGCTTTTTTATAACGTTGTTTATCTTCTTTAAGACTTTTAATGATCTCGTCTTTAGCTCTATTTTGCTCAATAAGATTAGTTAATAAATCCTTATTAACTTGGATTGATCTTTGTTTGTTAATAAAATAAACATTGATAATGGTGTTTAATAAGCTGATGGAACCGGCAATAATAGCGCCATCAATGGTAGGGATCATTATTTCTCTGGTTTTTCGTAATTATATTCAGATAGCATGTCACTAAAGGTACTATCCTTAATTTTATTAATAGCTTTCTGTTGTTCTTCCGGTGTTAAGTCTTGATAGTCTGAAGATTGAATTAACTCTGATATTCCATCTTTAAAATTCTTACCAAAATACTGCATCGCCTCATTAAATTTAGTTTCACCAATTTGAACTTTAAGTTGTTTAGCTCTAGTAGAAGTTTTAGACACATCGGTAATAGTCGGTAAGTTGCCGGTACTGTCTAATCTAATTAATTCATTAATTACTGGATCGTTTCTATCTGTCTTTAACCGGCCACCAAAAATCAATACTTTCCAACCTTCAGTGCTTTGGGTTTCACCAAACACATTTTTCTTTTCCGGTAGGTGTTGCCTCAAGCCTGGAATAGCAGCCAAAAACGGGGCTAACACATTTTCTTTACCAGACGTATCTTTGTTGGTGGTATCAGTAGCCTTAGCTATATCTTGCACAAATCCAGGGATACTTCTAGAACTAACAAATTGAACCGAGAAACTAGCGGCCTGATTTATCATTTTCTTAAAATCAGAGTGATTCTCTGGGTTTAAAAAGTCCTTTAAAGACTTGATTGAATCGGCTAATGGTTGTAACCCAGGTATTCTAGTAGATTGAAAGGCGGTACCTTTAAAGTAGCTATACCAATAGCTCCCCAAGTTATCTCCATATTTCTTAGCGTATAAAAAGCCAACAACCGGAGCCGCTAATGGGCCAAACCAATCAGTTGAAATCCACCTGTTACCAATCTTTATAGAATTAGTATTGGCATTTCTTAAAGCTAGTAATTGCCGCTCTTTTTCACTGGTTGGGTACTCCCCTATAAAATCTTCTGGCTTAATGGCGTTAGCTACTAAAAAGGCGGCAGTCATACCTAAACCAGCCCGCACCATAGTAACTCCAAACTTATTAAAACCCTTTTTACTAGCCACTCCCCAAGCTTCCCCTTCCCTAACTAATTTAACCGTTTTAACCATGTCTACTACTGCTTCAATTGGTACAGTAATCCCAGAAGTATCTAAAGCAGCCTGTATTGCATTAGCTGTAGTTTTTACAAAAGGTACTTGCAAATCCCCTAGTCTTAAATCCCCTATATTCATCACACTTCTTAACTGTAAGGCTTTATCAGATAAAATCTTTTTATCGGTAAAGGTGGAATACTTGGCATCAGCTACCGCCATTTCCCGAACCAAACCACCCTCTTTAGTTAAAGGCTCGATCTTGATTGCATCTTTATATATCTCTAGCGCCCGTTTTTTAGCAGCACTACCAGTTAAACCTTCACCATAAGCTATCCTAGTTGAAGCTAAGTCTGCCCGATCATTAAAAGCTAAATTAGCAAATAGTGAATCTGGTGTACCCTGAGTTAGATTAAATATCTTATCTTCAAACCATCTAGCAGTAGCCCTAACCGCCCCCTTGCCTTGAGAGTTAGGCACTTCTTCACCCAAAGTCTTTCGCTCAACAGCTAAAGTATCCATTCTGGTTATGTCATAACCGTACTTCCTGTATACCTCAATCCCGTACTTTCTTACCTTAGCGCCAAAATCACCATTTAAACCTTTAAAAGTTCTCTCTTCATACCGTCTGTTAATTGCCTGTAAACTACCCTCAATAGCATTAGAGTTGATGTTAACCATAATAGAAGAGATCCTAAACAGCATGTTACCCTTGGCTATGGTTTGGGTTAACACCCTTAACTTAGAATTAGGAGTAAGCGAATTTAGGTAGTCTTCCATCTCTTTTTTGGCTTTCCAGTACTCCATTGACGGTAAACCTAGCTCATTCGTTTCTTTTGAGAATTTCTGGATTTTGGTTGCTTTTTCCGCAATTTTAGCCGCGTCTTCTGCTGATATTGTCGCCCCCAATTTTTCTGCTACTAAATCTTGAAGAAAAGCGTCTTGATTCTCTGGAGTTAATACCCCTAAATTATTTAGATCATCAATCCTACTGATTACATCTTTGAATTTAGGTGTTTTTTTTTCACTCGGGCTAAATACATCTTCTGCCCATTTCTTTAATGCCGTTCTTTGTTGTGAATTAATAGCCTTTTCAAAACCGGCATTAATATTTTGAGCGGTCTTTTTGTCCACCCATTTAGTAAACAATTCTCTTCTTCCTTCAGAAGTCATCTTATACATATCGACAATATCAATCTCACCATTTTTAGCGGCCTCATTTAGCTTATCTGCTATCTCTTTTGGTAAACAAAAATTAGCCATATTAGCACCTTAAAGAGTTAATAACATCCTGAGCCAATTTAACTTTATCTCGATCTAATTTATTGATGATACTCTTCAGTTTAGCAGCTTCCTGATCTATTTTGGCAACTGCTTTACGCTTAGCACCCACCTTACTAATATCTTCACCAGGTTTGAGCTTTAACGTATCTCTAATGCTTTTTACATCAATCTTTTCACCTAAGCTGGCTAATTTACGGTCTAAAACTTCTTGTAAATATACGTGGGGTGAATCAGCGTTAAACCTACCCCTATCTAATACAATCTCTTGACCTAATCTAGTTTGTCTTAATGATCCGGCAGCCTCTAATTGGTTCCATAACCGATTATTACCGTCTCTTAAAGCTTTATCAGCTAACACCATATTAATAGCCCTGGTCTTTTGACCAGCTGGCGCTTCTTCCATACCAAATGCTATTCTTAAAGCTCTCTCTGGATCTTTAGCTGTAAAATCAATAGCGTTCTCAATTGTTTTTGCTATATCCATCCGGTTATAGCTCACATCAAGATTAGCCATTTCCGATCCGTACCGTTCCACAATCCTCTCATAAGCTCGAGAATTTCTGATCTTACCAATTCCAGAAGGTTGTTGATCTACAGGCAGAGACTCTTTAATCTGGCCTAAGTCTTGTTTTGATTTTGCGGATAATTCTGAGGTGGTTGATCCTTTGGCTTCTGGTCTTGTTGTTCTTTGGCTTCCTTCAGAGCTTCGATTATCAACTTTTTGAAGTCTGGTTTTTTCTTGTCCATATGATTCCTTAATTTTATTAATTATTCCACTACTATCTAATCCTGCTCTTTGATCAACTTCGGATAAGAAAGCATCATACAATGCTTGTTTTCTGGGTTGGGAGTTAGGCGGGTATTTAATATCAGTTGGATCTAATAAATCATCCATTACTGATTTAAATAGTTTAGTACTTCGTAACTCTTCAGGAACCCAAGATGGAAAGGTAGAAGAAATACCGCCAACTACTCGCCCATCCTTCCAAATTCTTTGCCCTGGTTCGGCCACATCCATTTCTATGAAAGCTTGTGACCACGCCTCGCCAAATTTATTTTGATCTGATTTAGCATAATAATCATTTAGGCTTTTAATGGCATCATCGACAGAAATAATAGATTTACTTGTCGATTTATTTTCAATAGGAATTTCTTTTAAAGAATTGTTGGGATCAAATACTTTATACCAATTACCTTTTCCGTTAGGACTTTCCATTTTTACGCCATCATATCCCATCTGAATCAGCTGATCAGAGTAATACTGGTCTTGCTGTTCTGGCGTTGCCCACTTCATTTCTTTAGCAGTTGTCCTAGTCATTATGTTTAATTTTTGACCAGCTCCCTGAACAGCACCTACAGTGTTATCTTTTATTTCTTTAGGATTATCTGTAAACCAGGCCACACCACCTTCAGTTTTACTTAAATCAAATTTACTAAATTTTTCTGGAGTGGCATGATATAAAACTGGTTTTTCTGATTTCTGTATCAACACCTCAGCTTCACTACCACCCACAAATACTTTAATATCTTCAGGTTTAACGATAAGTTCATTAACTGGCCTACTCTTTCCTCTACTCTCATTCCCTAGGTTAATATTTTGCGCTACTGTCTTATCATAAGTAGCACTCACCAACCTATTATCACCATAGTCATTACCAGCTCGATATAGAATGATATCCCCACTCTTAGTTTTATCAAACACACCGCTAGCGTCTGCCTTCTTAACTTGTTCTAAAGTAAACTTCTTTATTTCTGGTGTATTAGCTAGGTCGGTTAATTCATTTAAAGCTGGAGTGACTTGAGGTTTACCATCAGGAGAGGTATAAACTCCGGCATCTGCTACATAGTTTTTAATAGCAGAATCAAGGGTAGGTAGTGTCTTATCCCTAGTAAAGACTGGTTTGGATTCGCTAGTAGGTTGACTTACTGGGGCACTAGTACCAACTACAGCAGCTTTATCACCTTCATTTAATAGCCCTGATATCTTTTGGCTGGTACTTGTTTGACCAGCTTTATCTTGACTAACAATTCTTGTAGTAGATTCTTTACCTACTAGCTCTTTAAACTTCTGCCAATAGGGCTTATCTACTAAAGAGACTGTCTTCTCTGCTGGAATATCAATATTAATACCTTCTTTAACCGCTTTACGCCATGATGCACTATCTAAACCAAGAGAAGCCAGTAAATCTCTTTCATAACCTTCATTTTGCCCTAACACCACCTCTTTAACTTGAGAAGGGTTAAGACTAATAGTTTTAGGTAGATCGTATTTAGTAATTAAATCTTTAGTCAATAACTCGGCTACTTTAGGGGATGCTTTAAATACCCCCGCTGCCGCTGAACCAACAATTAAGAAATCTACTGTATCTAGTAAGACTTTGGTATTATGTCCAGCTTCATTAAATAAATCAGACAAAGTATAGCCTTTACCAAATTTAAACCCCTCACCCTTAATAGTAGAGATTAACCCACTCTTTAGTTCATTGGCTCCGGTAAATACTCCTAACCCCATTACTGTCGGTACTGGCGCTGTAACCAACCCTAAGCCTAACATAGCTGTCATGGCATCATTGGCAAGCTCTGAATTGGTTGGCATACCCCTTAACCCAAGTTCTTTACTCACTTCTTCCATAACTGTTTGTTTAAAAGGATTCCCGCCAGGTTCAACCAAACTATTCAAAGACAACCCTACTACATCATATACAGATTTACCTTGTTGTTTAGCCAGGTTCTCAATTCCTGTTTTAGCCAAGTCATAAGACATGCCGGAATCTTTGGCTATCTGTTTAACCCTGTTTTCTACCAATTGTTGACCGGCTACTTTTTGAACTTGGTAAGCGTTTTGCGATCTGGCTATTTCATCAATTCTTCTAGTTTCCTGATTACCATTAAAAATATTATTGATAAAATCGCCTATCTTTTGAATCACATTTTTAGGCTTCTCTGGTGGTGCTTGAGAAATGGTGGTATTGCCAATAGGCTGTACGGGGTTATAGACACTAGAATTATTAACTTTAGGAGTAGAGGCGATCACTACCCCACCGGCATCCATCGCTTGTCCGGCATCAGCAAAAGTTAACCCACCGCTATTAAAAGTATCCTGTAAATCTAAAGGCGGGGTACTTTCCGTTTTTAACTTATCCTGATATCCAGGCTGAGAAGCTTGGTTGACCCAATCATTAAAACTAGACTTTGAAGATGGATTGGAACTGCCTTGATTATTGCTAGTGTTTTTAGCTACCCAGGCATCAAAAGACGATGTAGCCATATACTATTTTCCAAAAAGTTCTTTTCTTTTAGCTTTACTAAAACCATAGGCTTTAAAAAATGATTCTGGATCTAGATTGTAATCCGTATACATTCCGTATTTTTTGATAAAGTCTTCAGGAGTGCCTTGGTTTTGGGTTTGCCACTGTCCCAGTGCTTCATTCCATAGTTGACTGCCCACATGTCCGTAAGTGTTCTTGTTGGACTCAAGTACTGAGCCAATCTTACCGCCTACTGAATTAGCGCCGGTTTTAGAGTCACCACCATCGCCAATCTGGCCTTTGGAGACTTCTTTACCGTTATTATTCATGTCTACTACTGCATAAGAACCATTATCACCTTTAACGATCTGTAAATTAGCATCTTTGGTTTTTGATCTGGTTTTAACTGCTTTTAGCTGTTCGGTAGTAAATCCGGTAGCCCCGCCTAAAGTGGCTAGATCAGCATCAGAAAGATTACCGATAGCACCGGTACTAATTAACACGCTTAACTTGTTTAGATTGTCTTGTGTACCTTGTTTGTTAATATCATATTGCTTTAAAGCTACGTTTAACTTGTTTTGAGCATCAGCCTTATAGCTAGCCAGTTGATCAGCTAATACCTGCTTTCTGGCAACTAAGGTATTCATCTCCGCATTTTTCTTATCATTAATCTTGCCAATCCTGCCTACTCTGGTAGCTTCAGCCAGCCAAGGGTTATCATTTTCAGCAGCTACTACAGCATTATATTTAGTTTCCTTATCATTGATTTGTTTATCTAATTCCGCAATTTGATCAGAGACACTCTTAATCTCTGGGCTAGTCATGCTTTTATCGTATAGAGATTGAACATCTAAAGCCGGTTGTTGAGTCGCAGTAACGCCATTATTTACCGCTACAGTCGGGTTGGTGGCCGCTGTCATGGTGGGATTACTCTGGGCTTGAACTTCTGGGCTAACTTGTTGACCATAACCCACTTGATTAGGGTTATTGATTACATTAGGATCACCAAACTTACCACCAGAAAACTGTCTTGCTTGTTTGGCAGCGGGATCCCAGTACCAGCCTCCCTCTTGATAACCAGTAGGCGGCGCGTTATTAATGTCATAAGTTGTAGGCATAGATTTTACCCATTACTAATTGTTCGATAATTAAAGTTTCCAGATGGTGCAAACTTAGGTCTGAAGAAATCAGGTACACTAAATTGCGGTCTATTTAAGCGTTGTGCAAACTGTTGCCTATTCTTTTGTAAGCTATAAATATTGGCTAGTATTCCAATCCCTTGATTGACCATGTTTTCATCATTAGTAGCCGTACCTACCGCAATTTTAACGACAGCTTCATTACCACCCTCATTACCATCAGAAAAGATAGTTTTATCATTAGAGGTAAGTAAGGTGGTAACTTCAATATGTCCATGTATCTCCACATCCCAATCACCATTACTAGTAGGAGTTGGAAACACGTGCCATTGTCTTTTGTGGTCGGCATATAACTTAGCGGTAGTATCGTTAGGGTAATCACTCCGGTACTGATCGAAATCTTGCCAAGCTTTTTTGTCGTAAGTCTTGCCATTAATCTTGAGTATTTCAATTGAGTTAGTCAAAAACTGATCGGGGTAATCATAGTAGTTAACATTAGCCTGGGTACTTGCTTCCATGGCTAACTGTGTTTCAGCCCATAAAAATGAATTACCAGCCAGTTTATAAGCATTTAAAACAATAGTTCTAATCCTGTCTGGGGTAAAAAGAGTGCTGTTATCGGCTACTTGGAGCCTGGCAGCTACTTCAGTTTGTAAATCTAAATAAGTATCCATTATTACTCCTTTTTCTCAGGTGGTAGTAACTCAAACTCCGATACGATCTCTGCCCCGTTTTTCTCTAACACTAATAAGGCCAACTTAACTTCAGATGGTAACTCCCGATAAATAGGAAAATTGAGTGTTTTATGAATCTTTATTCCCAAACGCTTTAACAGGCCATCTTCTTCTTTAAAATACTCATCAACCTTATTCTTTAAGTCTAGATTATCTATTTTTTGCTCTGCCATATATTAACCTTAGCACATCTTTATAATGAGTTCTATAGTCCAGTAATATTATTGATTTGCCTACTAATAATTGCCCTTTTTAACATGGGAATTAACCGGCCTTCTTGTTGAAGCGCTCTAATACGGGCATGAGCTGATAAAGCATTGGGGGTAGTTGCCATCAACCTAAGTACTATCCCACCGCTTTTAGTAATCGAGTGGATGTATACAGACAGTTCTTTGGCTTCTATTGCCTCAAGCTCAAGGCTTGGCTGCTTGTAAGAATCGCTCATTGGCTTCAAACTCCTGTTTAGTTTTTAATTCAAACCTTTTATTGGCGTGTCCTTTACGCCTTCGCCATACTTGAAAATGTTGTCTCATGTCTTCACCATAACAAGGCACAAAATACTTTTGACCTTCGGTAACTGTTTCAAACATCGGGTCAATATCATGGACAGTATCTACAAAATCCATAAACCAGACTTCAGGAGACTCCATACAATACAAAGCTCTAAACTCATCATCTACCGGTACAATAGCGCTCTTATCAGAGCCACCTAAATCTATAGTTGAACTAAAGGAATGGATCTTGCCAGTACTCCACTCAATACGCGCCCCGTTACCACCACCTGATTTTAAGAAGTTATAGTCACCATTACCCAGAAAATATAAATCATTGTAGCCGGAAATTTGATTGACATTATCAATATCATTTTCTGAATAATTCTGGCTTAGGTCTAACTTATTACACTTAATTATCCCGTTAACATTTAAGTTTCCCGAGGTAGCATCACCGGCTGTACCTAAATAAGCTCCACCCCTCATGGTGATCTGTCCAGATTCAGGAATAATAATCTTTTCTGCACTATTAACATAAATATACATTGGTGTACCAATGGAATTAATACCCATTCTATCTGATGAGTCCACCCAAATCCGACTCCCTCCCCCATCCCACCTTAAATAAGTACTGCCGTTACTTTGTCCTGAGTTGTCACGCTTAATTAGAATAGCTGTAGGCTGATTAGTGCCACCTACTGATATAGTACCGGCATTAATCTTGTCGGCATTTAAATCATTGATTTTAGCGTTAGTAATAGTACCGTCTTTAATTTGAGCAGATAGGGTAATTAACTCACCGGTTGACAACTGTGTTGAAGTAATACTATTACTGGTAATCTTACCGCCACTAATAGTAGTAGAACCGCCATTAACATCAGAAGCCGCCCCACCCACCAATAGATAGCCGGTAATAACACTACCCGCTGCTACCGTACCTTTAAAGGTAGCATCTCCTGTCACCCCATCAATTGAGAAGGTTACTTGGTTACTAGAGTTTCGAGCTACTAACCCATTAGGAGATAAAGCCAACTCACCAGACACTCCAGCCGCGTATTTACCAATCTTAACAGCTCCTAGTTGCCCAAAAGTAAACGGTGCTAGTATCCGTTTTGACTGAGTATCTAAAGAGATGCTAATCAATTGACTAGCTACTACCTTTTGCGGATAATTGGCTTCTACTGCCGGACTCCTTATAAAGTCTTTAGAAGTAGTTGCCGCATTAGAGCTAGTATTTTGATTACTATTAGGATATTGCGGCTCTAGTACTTCTGATCTATATATTTTGTCAGTCATTATCGAATAAAGGTAATACTTGATAAACTTCTGGGGTAGTATTGGCAGATGGAGTAAGCTTTAAATGGTACTCGAAAATTTTGGCTTTCTCGCCTATCAAAAACACCGCTTCTTGACCGCCTACGGTTGAAAAGTTATCGGTGCCATCTAATAACTTAGCTTGAGTAAATGAGCCATTCTTATTTAATCTGTAAAAAGCTTCAATTTTGGTACCAGTTGGCAAAGGAGCAGTATTAACAATTAACTTTCCCCACTTAGCCAGTACCTGCATTTTCATCTTGTTAATAACAATCGGCGCTTTTAAATCCAAGCTATAGTAATCACACACTGCCTTAGTAGTGGTATCGATCTTTTTAACGCCATAGCTAGTACCAGACTTATAAGATACCAATAAATCGCTACCCGATTTTTTAATCGCTCCAATCTCATCGACTTCCAGGGCATATTCTAAATTTAAAGCTACGGGGTGTAGTAAATCTTTCCTTAAATAGGAATAAATGCCGTTATAACCGCTAGTACCTCCATAAACCCCAAACAACAGTAGTCCATTGTCATACTCTACCGCCCCTGGATTAACTTGACCGCCACCGGGGAATTTAGTTAAAGGTAATACGTTATTGGAATCACCGTAAACCAATTGACCATTACTGCCTACCTGCATTATAGGCATTTCCCCATCGATAATAGCGTTAATAGAAGGGATAGGAACCCGTTTTTTAACATTATAATTACTACTAAGCTCGTCCCACATAAATAAAGCTGATTCTTGCCTGCCATCGTTTCTTGTTGTACCTATAACCATATAGTCATCACGCTCAGTAAGTGATCTGGCAAGAGTATCTGGTAATAGATTCAACGCTGCTGCTGTAACAGATCCATCATAAGCAAACAGGGCTATATACTGGGCATTACAGATATAGGTATTACCGTTATTAGACGAAAACATCATAGCGTGACTGGAAGCCGCTGTTAAAGACTTAGGCCAACCAGCGTCCGCATTGACATCACTCCAGTTAGAAAGCCCTGGTATCTCTTTTCTAGATAACTTGTCATTAGTCGCCCAAACTAGCCATTTCTTACCATCATTGGTAAAGGCTTGAGAAGCTCCCTTAATCTGTCCATTAGCATCGGTATAGACTAGTGACCAGGTAGCAGCAGAAATACGCTTATAGACCTTACCATCTCTGGAAAACCCGTAAGTATTACCATCAGAACAGGGTATAAACCAATCTATTAAAGCCGTAAAAGACACTCCGGTTTCATCAACTAAAGCTTGTTGACAAGATAAAGAATCCACGCTCTTTCTAATATCGGCATTACTTGCCATTTTAAATGAGCCAGGTTGGCCTTTATCAGCATAATCTGATATTCCACCCCTAAACGAATCTTGTATATATCCTGCCATAATCTCCTAAGATACTGGGTATTTTTCTCTATAAGTAACTTTATTAGATTGGTATTTAGTCCGATAAATTGAGCCTGTCACTCTCATATCACGAGTCATAGCGTAAATACCGATTACTTTCATGTCTCTACTAACCGCATCATTACCAACACCGCTTACTCTAATTTCTCTGGTTGTATTATCTGATTGGCTACCGTGTATCCTAAGACTTCGGTTATCAGAGCTAAAAGCATCAGCAGCCGGTTGACTGGTAGTCGAATACTCATAAAGGACACCATCATCAGAATGAAACACAATCTTAAACGGAACAACTGGTAAGTTAGTAACCCCACCCCATGAAGCCACATGATTAACATCGTCTGTTGTCATATCGTCAAAATCAGCTTGGCTATAACCAGTCAGCGGGGTATTGGCTAAATCAGTTAACTCCATCTCTAATTTTTTACCGCCTGAGAAGTTACCGTTAATATAAAGCTTAGTCCCTAGATCAACCCCTAAAGAGGTAGATGTAAGTACGCCTCCAGATGTAAAAGTCGCTTTACCAATCCGGCCAAACTTAATCCTAGCGATACCAATTCTTCCATTTCTGGGATATGCGTGAGCATGGTTTTCTTCAGCACCCGCAAAATGTAAGAACCAGTCATTACCAACCCGAACCAAACCACCACCCTTAGTTATCATCTCATCATCCCAAGCACCAGCAGTTCCAAGAGGTACCATGGCCGCATCTTTTTGCGTTAATGTTAATCCGTCTCTTGATATATAAAGCTGTAAGGTAATTCGCTCGGTTGATGTCACATACTTCATGACATAGTGGTAATAAAGCTCTCCAATAATCTCTACATTGGATGCATATTTCTGATCCTCAGCAGAGCCACTACCTAAGATCACTCCTTGATCTGTCCAACTACCCGTTAAATCGGTGGTGTCAGAAGTCCAAGCCCCCATTTGACGAGGTAAATTTCTTTGATCGTAAACTATCCACTTTCCGTCTGGCTTTAAAACAATTGAGTTGGCAAAGCCACTACTTAAACTTAAATCTTTAATTAAAGTGTAAGGGCCCTCTGGATTAGCAGCCTTATAGATAAATCCGCCCTCAGCATACACACCACCAGGGTTATGCTCTCCTAAAATCATTATGTATTTCTGGTCAGCAGATCCGTTAGGATTATAGACAGTATCACTTCCGTAATATTTAGCCCCAAAGATTAAATTATTGTTAGTATTACCAGCGTAAGTAATCCTACCCACATTAGGCTTAATCCAATTTTGACCATCTGAAGAGTAGGCATAGCAAATATACCCATCAGTTCCATTATAAGAGCTATACCACATCCGGTATCTTGACTCAGCAGGCCAATCGGTAGAAGTCAAAACCCTCACATAACTCTTGTCATGATCCCAAGTATCGGTAATACTGCCAGAAACAGGAAAAACAGGGTTACCGGCATCTTTAGTCGGAGTGTTAACCCCAAAAGTCACATTAGCGCTTGAATCAATTTTAGTAGTATCTAAAAAAAACTCAGTCCTGGCATTATCAGCACCAGTACCGGAAATTCTTAAAGCCCTGGTAACATTGGCATAATCTTCACCCCTTATCCTTAAATCTTGCGTTCTGTTGGCAGATGGATTAGTTCCAGTAATTCTTAAGTCTCTAGTAGTGTTAGTGTCAACTGATCCTGTTATTCTTAAATCCTGAACTCTAAAAGACGAACCGCCACCAGTTATCCTCATATCTTGAGCAATATTAGAAGTACCAGTACCAGAAATCCTTAAAGCCTGAGTATATGAGGTAGTTGAAAAAGGAATAGTAGTGGAATAAGTAGGAGCAGCCCCACTACCAGAAGCAGCAGTTAAGTGGTTAGCATTACTGGTTGAATCGTTTAAATTATCATCACCTTCAAAATATGCGATTAATCCAGTACTAGCCGGATCTACATCTGTTTTATAGTTAGCAGCAATTTGAGCAGCAGTTCTTGCATAATTCCAAATTCTCAATTTATCCATTAATCCGTCAAAGGGTTCTGTTGGAACCTCAGTTAAATTAGGACAGTTGATGGTACCTAGATATAAAGGAGATGTGGAATTATTCAAAGACGAACCAGACATGGCCGTCCAAGAATTATTAACGGTTTCTGAACTACCCCCAGCTAGACTTCCCCCATCTAAATGAAAAGTCGTTTGCTGAGAAGCAAAATCAAACACCATCGCGATATGATGCCACACCCCACTTGACACATTATTAGTTCCCACCCATAAGCCACTATGCCCGTTGTTAGGTGCAAAATTACCATCATCAGAAGCTGCAAACAATAACTTATCTGTATCAGATACTTTTGAAGAAAAACTAACGTGACTACCTACAGAGGTATATCTAGTAAGGAAAGAGTGTGCAACACCTGTAGCGGATCTTTTAATCCAACCCTCAAGAGTTATTTGAGTTAAGCCAGTAAAGCCGGTTAACCCAGAATTTAAGCGACCGGCATATTGTTTAGAAGCAGCAACTAGACTTAAACTCTTAGCCATACTAACTCCCGAGAGTAGAACTGGTAATATCAGGCTTAATAGGACTAAAAACGCCTTGTGCTTCAATAGCCTTAGCCCTCTCACTGTTTGGATCAGTAATCGAAATCCATGAATTGTTTTCATCGTCTAAACCATTAATAAAACTAACTATAAAATTGTCATAATGAGCAGATAACCAGATATAGTGAGACTGGATAACAGACCCTTCCTCATCCCGATCAATACCACCATTAATCTCAATATCTAATTGATAAGAGATTGAGTAAAAAAGTGGTGGTTTAGAGTCAAACTTGCCACCGTTAATACTAGGTAAATGTACCTTACGTCCGTCAATATTCAATCTAAGTGAAGTCAACCACAACCCATCAGATTTAAGCTTTTGTAACAACTTAAACCAAGGCTTTCTTTCGCCCTCGACAATTATAAACTCCCCTTCTTTTTCTACTGCTACTGTTCCATTGGAGAGAGTAGCAACCCAGCGAGCGTTCCCCATAGAGAGGCTCCTTTCCATTTACTTTTTAAGCATAAGTTAGTGATAACTTAAATTTACCCGTCTTTGCTCCCGCTGATGTAGGAGATACAGAGATGGCAATATAGAAATCGTGAGAAGTGGCAGCTCCCTGATCAGCTAAACTTAAAGCAGCTCCCGAACCGTTAGCAGCTACCCAGGCAGAGCTAGTACCAGCTTCAGCAGCTTGTACAGCAACCCCAACCATGGCCGTTGCGTCAGTCGTGCCATCATAGGCATAGAACTTGCCGACACTGGTAGCCACACTGGATGCATCTGAAAAGTTAATCTTTAAAGGTGCATTACCTGTCGTTAATGTGCTTAAGTTAGCTGTACCCGCACCATCTAAACTCATGGTGCCACTAGCTACATATTTAGTATTATGTACATGATTTGATGAACATTGATGTACATCAGAAGAGTTAGAAATATGGGTAGAATCCTGATAAGAACTAACTGCCACATTGTCACCAAAAGCAGCGGCGTTAAACCAGACGCGATCGGTAGCACCAACCGTTAAAGTACCCGTTGTTAATTGGGCGGTAACTGTAAACGTTGCCATAACTTGCCTTATAAATTAAATGTTAATTACCGCCTAGTAAGCACTACCTAGACTAACTCTACGCCAATTCTGGGTAGATACAGTGTTAGCGGCTGTACAGATATATAAATAGCTTGCATCTGCAAAAAGTGTCCTAGCATTGGCGACCGTGCCATCTACTCCGCCTGTCATGTTATTACCAGCCCAGGTTAAGTTAGTGCCGGATTTAGCCAAGGCAATCGAGTTAGCAGCAGTACCTTTAGTTTTAGCTGTAACTGTCATGGTGGAAGCACTAGCCTTAGCAGCGGTTACGGTTGAATGAGCTGTAGTACCCGTTCCGTAAGTGGTACCCTCGCCCGTATCAGCAGTAATAGCCGATACCAGGTTATCAATACAAGCTTCAGCAGATACCCCGATTAAAACATCATGGGCAGCCTGAGCGCCTTCGCCTCCAGCCAGTGTAGTACCTCCAAAAGAGGCATTAGCCATAGTAGTAGTAGTAGCAATAGCATTACCAGCATCACCGGTAGCAGAAGCCGTCACAGTCATTGTGGCTGCCGTTGCTTTAACAGCAGTGACTTGGGTATGGGCTACAGTTCCAGTAGAGTAGTTAGTGCCTTCACCAGCGGCATGAGTAATAGCAGCAACTAGATTATCGATACTACCTTCAGCGTTAGTACCAACTTTAACTTCATTAGCTACAGCATCTACGCCGTTGCCTAAAGTACCTCCAGTAAAGGAAGCACTGGCACAAGTTTCAGTAGTAGCAATTGAGTTACCAGCTACCCCAACAGATTTAGCAGTAACCGTCATGTTGTTGGTTGCCCTGACAGCAGTTACGGTTGGATGGACTACCGTACCAGTACTATAGGTAGATCCTTCACCGGCAGCATGAGTGATGGCAGCAACTAAGTTATCAACACTATCGGCTACAGTAGCACCAATTTTGATTTCATTAACTACAGCGGGAGTACTCAAGTTAACAGTGAATTTGTACATGACCCCGTCAATAGTTACTGTTTCCGCATCGGCAAAATTACTAGAAGTAGTTAGGGTACTATTGGCTTTAACTTCTGTTAATGCTGTTTTAAAAGTATAAGTTTTATTACCTATTACCACTTCTTCAGTATTTTGAGCGTTACCTGTAGTACTTAAAGTACCTACAGCAGCAGCGGCAGTACTAATTGCACTTTGGAAAGTATAGACAACCCCATCAATAGTCACGGTATTATTATCAGTAGGCAAACCGCCTACAGTTAATACCCTAGTAGCAGCTACCGCATTTACCGGGGTGCCGCTAGTTATTTCATTATTGTTGTTTACTAATTCCCAGGTAGCGCTATTCTCATCTCCTGTATTTTGATAAAGACCATTACCAGTAGCATCTTTATCAATAAAAATGGCGCCTTTCTTAAATCCGGTTAATCCGGTCGGTAAGGTATTACCGGCAGCTCTAATGATTAATCCGTTAGCGTCTTTATCAATGATTTCGTTAGTTAAATATTGGGCTAATGAAGTTAAAAAGTTGGTTTCAGAAGCAAGCCTTAACCCAGAATCAATAGCAGAAATTCTATCTAATTCATCTTGTGTATTTTTCGGTAAATCTGATTTTATTTGAAAACTAGCCATAAATCCTCGAGGATTCGTAAATATTAATAGGGGGAGTTTTTAGGCTCCCCCTATAAGTTCGATCTTAACTATTAAAGCTTAAAGAAGCCTTCAGCTAATGCGGCTCTTCTAAGGTCAGGAACTTTAGCGCCCCAGACCGTCAAACCCTTGTAAGCTTTACCAAAGTTTCCAACCAGGTCTTCAATACCTGATTCAGTAAAGCCCATAGCTAAGGTAATACCGGATTTATGACCAGCTAAACAATGATAGCCATTGGTGGCATCACCAGTAACTTGCTCATTAGAATAGCAATCAAAACCAGCTAATCTACCTACGTAGCCGTTTTGTACTTTATCCTGATAAGCAGAAGGTACCGGAGTAACTACTGGGTTAGCAGAATCACCTTGTAAGGCTAAGTTGAGGATATCAGCAGGAGCCACAAACCATCTGTCAGTTGTAGGCGCTTTTGCTTTATCCAAAACGGTCTTTAAATCAACTAACTTATTATAGAAAGTTGATTTAGCAACCTGGACGGCTGTATTAGCTTGAACGATATAGGAAGAACCGCCAGAAATGGCACCGCCATCATAGGCAGAGACTTCATCATCACTATCGTTTTCAATCACGATAGAGGTGGCAGAAGCATAGCTCTTAACTCTATACCATTTAGTATGTCCGGTAGCTTTAAAGCCTTTACCGACCATAGCAGCAGTGAAGGTAGTGCCGTTACCAGTTACAGCGCCGGTAGTGTTAGCTACAGCCACATCACCAGTCACATAATCGGTACCGATTCTGTTTCCAGCAGCCACATCACCATATAAACCTAACACGTGGGCATCAATAGCTTCTTTTAGAGCATTGCCACATTGTTCGATCAAAGTACCAGATGGATTTTTAATCCATGATTTAAATTGATCAAGAGATTTAATACGGAAATACCAAGCCTTCATCTGATCGGTCGTTAAAGATCCGATACTTTCATACACATCATCTACAGTTAAATCAGCACCACTATAAGTCTTCAAACCAACTGCACCAAAAGTCATGATGTTAACTTTTGATTGTTTGTCGGTAATATCACCTTCGTAATCTTGATTGGTGATATCTCGAGCTACAGCTTTTTGATAATATCTCTGAAGGACTCGCTGAGAAAAGCCTTCTGATAGTTTGGTCGCATAAGCGTTCATACCAGAACCTCATAAATTAAATTAAATAATTTAACTCATGACCGTCCCGGTATGGGGTTAGGCGAGCTATATACTAGAGTAAGTAAAATTCTTGAGCTTGTCAATAGGCTAGATAGTAATCTGTATTTTACCGGCTGCAACAAGCCTATTATATTCTCTAGGATTATTTTTCCTTAGTACTGATACCTTTTCAGCAGTCCAAGCGGGCTTAGTTTCGGTCTTTCCACCACCACTACCCGACAATAAAATCTCTTTCCGATTCTTATTTGGCTGATTGGGTTTAAGATCAAAAGAAAAAGCTCTTACTAATACATCAAAATCTACCCCTATTCTTGTCTCTCTAGAGGCAAAGCGTCTAAAATCATCCTCTTTACCTTCTAAAGATGGGTAACTTTGCATATTAGTAGGATTATCTAGAAAGGTATCAATCTGGTCTAGCCAGTCGTCAACCTTCTTACCAGATAATAATGCTTCTTTTAACTTCTCATCCTTTAATCTGGAATGAAGCGTTCTTTTAGCCATCTGCTTATTAAAATCACTTAAGTCTTCCCATTCCGGGTACTCTTTCTTTAATTGCTCTTCACTTGGTTCCGGTAAAGATAAAGCGGCTTCAATAGCTTCATTCTGCTGTTTATTTCTAGACCGCAAAACAATTGCTTCTTTAGAAGCTTCAACATACCTATGCTCAATATCAGGATTGTCTTTAGTATCAGCTTTAACTTCAACCTTGGGAGTTACCGGCTTCCCTTTTTCTGACTCATCATCATTTGATTCTGATTGCTCATCATCATTCCCTTCATCTGTCGATTCATCTGATTTGCTTCCATCATCATCTGATTCTGTTTCATTTTCGCTTGACTCTGATGTGTCTTCTGGTTCATCGGCATTGACTGTACTTTCTTCATCTTTTACCTCCATTGTGTCTAACTCTTCTATTGTTTTATCCACAGCATCGGCTGGGGTTTGGTTTGTTACCGGCATTTTGACCGTCCTTTCGGGTTTGGCTGCCTAAAATATATATTTTATTGTTTCCAATCTGGATCAGCGTTGTGATCATCTGTAGCGGGTTGTTGGGGTGTCTCTGGGCTAACAGGCTCTTTGTTTTCTTCAACTACTACTGTTTCCAACTTATCCGCTTCTTGAGGTGCTTCAACTGGTTGGGAATTCTCTTGAGGAACATTAGCAATAGTTTCCGCAACCTGAGCAGCTTCATTAATGACTTCCATTGGAGTCTGAATACTGCCACTTTTAAACTCAACCTCTCCTAAGACATTAGGGTATTTACTAATTTGTTCTGAAGTTAAATAACTACTTCTCGCTTTCAAAAATGCAATATCAGCAGGGGTTAACTCAACTTCACTTTTAATTAATATTTGTTCTAAAGCTTTCTTTGCTTCTTCATTCATAGTCGCACTCCTTAAATACTCATGTGTAAATAAAGTTAGCTCATCTGATAACAACTGTCAACTTTAACCACGCTTCTTAGCCTTTTCAATCCTAGCGGCTATCTCTTTCTCAGCCTTTTCTTTTTGTCTCTCTGGATAATATAGGAATGATTCAAACAATAAGTAATTTTCCAGTCGTGCCATTAACCGTTCTCTCTTCTTATCGGTAATATCGGTTAAGAATAATTGTTGTTCGGCAGCATACTTAAGATTCTTAATTAAATTCTTAAAGTCATCTACAGTTACCGACTTACCCCCAGAAATATCCCGTGATAATCTTTCATAATCGGCAAACTCATCACCAGTCATCTTGTCGACAGTTAACCCTAAAGTTTCCAATAACTCATCTAAGCTATTCATATCACGCCCCAGCCATTAATTGCGGTTGGTTCCCTTGTGGTAATTGTTGATTAGGTGGCATTTGTCCAGGCATTAATGCCGGATTCTGTTTGTCGTAATCCATAACCTCTTTAACTTCAGAGGCGTTAAGTCCAGCAAACTCTAGCATGTGCTTATTGTAGATAGATATTAATGGCTGATTGGAAGGCATAGCAGATTTAGCCGCGTTAAGCTTCTGGATATCTTCAAGGGATTTGCTCACATCCTGATTAGCATCACGCACTTCAATTGTGTAGCCTTTCTTAGAGTACCAATCCTGAGGAGCTACTATTCTAGAATAATACTTGCTACTATTCCTACCCTTCTTAAACAACTCAACTTCGTCAATTAAATCAGGAGCAGCTTCTAACATCTTGACATACTTCAATCCTAAATCTTCCCATGATTCATTATAGAAAACTGACATGGATTTAACCCGCTCTTTAGCATTGGCAAGGGCTAATTGAATCTCACCCAAAGTTACCTTTGTTTGTTCTACCGCTCCCTGTTGGGCAGCAGTAGCAGCGCTAGCCTTTTCAGCTAATTTCATTAAGAAATCAATATAGGTTAAAGTTTCACCAATATCAGCAATCTTAACCGGCATCATTACCTCGTTAGGATTACCTGGTACTGGATAATAGCCACCGGCTTCAGGGGTAAAGGTCTGGGGTACAAAGTCTTGAGACTTAGTAGCATCATAGTAATTCATGCCAAAATTAATCAAAGTCCGATTTTCTATGATCTGACTATACAAAATATTACCCACCTGATTGATTGGCCGTAAGATATCACCCACTCCATCGCTCCAAAAATCAGTCCGCTCCACATCATCACCCCATGAAGAAAAGGTAAGATGATTATGCCAAAAATCATCCTTAGTCTCACCTATAACTAAGTGAAGGGGTGCATCAGCTAATTTATAGGAATCTTCAGCCACCACATACAACCACAACACTTCTTTTTTAGAGTTAAGATCTTTCCGGTAATAATAATGTTCTGTTAATTCAACTACTGATTCACCTAAAATCGGGTCGGTTACGTCCAATTGGCCTAGTTCCTGCATCCTAGCAGATTTATCTAATTGCTCTCTGGCGTTTTGTTCAGACTTTAATAAGCCCCGTTGGCTTTTCATATAATTTGCCAGTTTAATCAATTCACTCTTGTTATAGAAATCATTGGCCAGTAATTGACCCAATGATCGGTAAATATGGATATGAGCCATGTACCTAGCTGAATCTAAATCAGCAGGGTCAACAAACCTATCAACTAAAATATCTTGAGGATCACAAACTTCAAACTTGAAAGTACCATGACTTAAATTAAGTTTCTTGAATGTCCTACCGAATAGTAAAGCCTGTCTTTTATCTACAATATCTCTAATCTTAATTTTATTTTGTCTTCCATCCCAATTCCATCGTTCATTAAAAAACACTTCTTTTTGATCATCATTATCTAGATTCTTAAAATAGATATGAGGCGCATCATCAATGTCCTTAATCAAGGTTTTAATATCAGTCTTAAGAATAGGTAAATTAACTGTTTGTCTTTGAGTAAGTCTATTAGTTATCACCTTACTTCGGTGATACATATAAGTTTCATTCCAGTCAGAGTGTCTTCTTTCCCTAAAGTTCCAAGCCGCCTCTTTCTGTTCATTCAATATCACTACATCCCTATCCAAATCATCCAATATTGTTCCTACGTTTACCGGTGAGTCTGCCATATTCAATCTCCATGCTATAGATAAGAAACTTTATTAGCCCCAAACAAAATTAAAGCTGGGTCAACTTTATAGTAAACACTTTTAGATGAGTTTGCAAACGTCAAGGCTAAAGCATCAGCTATATCCGGAGACTCCACCCCCCGTTTTCTCATATCTTCTTTAGGTTCAAGCTTAATCTTGCCAGTATAGTCTTTCTTATATCGAATCTTTAACAGTTCCGACCAGTCGCCATTAGGGTCTAACATCCCCATCCGTTTTAACCATACCGCTACCCCGTTTTTACCAGCGTAAATCTCAGCTCTAATATTTAAGCAATCATCCTCTAGGCCTCTTTCTCCTAACTTAACAGGGGTAATATCCAAGCCTCTACTTTTAAGATAATCAGTCACACCCCCACCTACCCCAGAATCATCAATGTATACCTCATTAGCCTTTACGCCATTCTCTGCCATATAGTTAATAGTTCGATCACCTACACTAATTAAACTATCATCATGGTTCTTATCAAGTAACTTAGCATAGTTATCTGTTCTTAATACCCAAGCATTAAAGTTACGACCACCCCTTGCCACATCCACCCCAATCCGCCTTACTCCTGCCTGTTCATTCTTTCTACCCTTAGCATTGGCTATATCTTCATCAGTAATCAAATACATCCACCCTGAATCATCAACCTCGGTAGCAGACGGAAATTTACACTCATACAACACCTTAAAAAATGAATACGGCCGGTTTTCTTCAATTACATCTTGAGTTATCCGCCCTTCTTCTAAACTCTTATAACAATCAATAATTACCTTCTTATACCTTGGGTCATGATATGAAGACAGAAAATGGTTACGACTAAAGGGATTACCAATCTTAACTAAAAAGTTTTTTTGTGGATTATCACCTAACATACGCATAACTAATGAATGGTCATTATCTTCAATTAAAGCCGATTCATCCTCTACCACATTTTCAGCTCCAAACCCCAACACCTCACTAGCTGAACCAATAAAGACTTCCCCAAAAGTCGGAATCATCTTTTTAGTTTGTTCATCAAAGACTTCACCGACTTTAAAAGTAATTCTATTTTTATTCCTATATCTTCTAATCTCATCAACCCTATCCCCTTTATCTGGTGTAAATCGTTTCTCAGTGTAATCATTATCAAAGATATGTGATATCACATAATCCATAATGATTTTAGCTTTGTCTCTAGTGCCGGCAATAATCGCCCATTTCTCAGGGAAGGTAGCCGCCCTAGTCAAAACAGCCAATCCAACAGTCATTGATTTACCAAACCTGGTATGGCACATCACATGCAATCTGTCTGTAGTCTTTGAAGCAATCGAGGTGAAAATTTCATCCTGCCCGCGAGTAAGAATGATTGGGTTGCCAGCTTGATCTTTAAAAAAAGCCTTAACCAGTTCTTGAGTTGCCGTTAACTGCATCTTGTTTTCCCACCCTTACTAAAATATCTTTGACCGCATCACCCAAGGCCGTTAATTCAGGGATACTAACACTACCGTTAAGAGTTTGGGGAGCTTTACCATAGACACGGGAAAGTAAGTTATCAATTGCTTTGCCATCGGGTTTAGCTTTATATACCCTTTTCACGCCATCATTATCTTTGTCCTCATACCATAGCCCAAGAGCTAAATCAAACTGTGCATCAAGCAAAATACCAGTATTCTCTAGTATTCGTTGTCTCATCTCTTCTCTAGCTGTCTCGATCTCTATCGTTCTTTTGTTTTTGCTGCCAAATCTTCTACCCTGGCCGGGTCTTCTGCCACCCCATGTACGTACTAATGGTGATTGAGTTTCAGACATAATTAGTGACTTATTTAATCAAACAAGCAAATAAGTTTCACACTTAACAATAAACCAATTTTACTGCTGTGTAAAGTCACCCTTGCTACGATCTTTTTTCAAAGCCTTTTCACCAATGGTTAAACCAGCCAGTTTAATTTCTTTAATCTCTTCTTTCATGGTAATAAGTAGTAAAGCTTGAGCGCCCTTACCCCGCTCATTAAACACTTTCTTTACTACTTTATAAGGTAATTTTCTTATACTGCTATATTGTCTTAATACTTTAGCCGTTTTTGAGTTCATACCATCCCTCCTACAGATTGGCTTCTACAAAA